CAGAAAAGATAATAACAACAATATCTAATTTAAAAACAGGTGAAATATACAGCTCAGAAGATGACTGGAAAGCAAAAGGTATCCCAGAAGCAGAGATTAGAAGGGATATTAAAGTAATTATGCCTTCGCTTGATTTACTTGGAAAAACAAAGTAGTGTGAAAAAATGGCAATAACTAGATCACAAATAGCAAGACAATTATTAGCAGAGGGTGGAGCACCTAACCCTAGAAAACCATTTCAAATGGGTGGTTTTGGTGATACCGGTCTTGCTACAGAAACCATGTCTGATTTTTCAACAGATGTGGGAGGAACAGCAGATCCTTCAAGCTTTGGGGACACAGGAGATTTAGGTTCAGAACAAGCTAACGTTGCAGCTAATTTAAGCGCAATGAAGACTTCAGGTGTTGGTCAAGGAGCAGATCTTCCAGGTGTTATTGGCTTTATTAATAAAGGTTTAACTAATTTTAGAAACAGAACGAATTTAAATAGAAGAACTTCTTTTTTAAATAAAATAGGTTATGGAAATCAATTTGATCCAGAATTTATTCAATCACCTTTGGGATTACAAACACTTAAAAATATGGGATACACAACAATAGAAGATGTAATTGCAACTCAAAGAGGAGAAGGTGAAAGTAAAATAATTAAACCTATGGTACCAAAACTACCAACAGACATAGAACCAGAAAAAAGTGATATGGCAGAAGCAGAATTCGTACAGAGATTTACGCTACCAGAAAGATTTGAATTATCTAACGGTGGTGGTATAACAGGCACAAAAGCAGCCATGCAAGAAGCTAGACAAGCTTACGATAGATATAAAAGATCTGGTGGCACATTAAGTTTTGATAAATTTATAGCTTTAGGCAATGAAGGCGTAAGTAAATTTTTTGCTGACGGCGGTGAAGTAAGACAAGCATATGGTTTAGGTAGTATAGTTAAAAAAGCTGTAGGAGCTGTTAAGAAAGTCGCTAAATCAGATATAGGTAAAGCTGCATTAATAGGAGCAGCTGCATTTGGTATACCAGGGACACAAATGGGTGGTATATTTGGTAGAGCATCTTTTGGAGGATCTGCTCCAGGGATGTTTGGTTTAGGTGGTATAGGTAATCTTTTTGCATCAGGTCCTTCTATTAAAGATGTTATGACAGATACAGTGATATCTGGCAAAAGCCCTTTTAGCAAAGCTCTAAAATTTTTAGGAACTCCTAAAGGTGCACTAACTACTATTGGTGGACTTACAGCAGCAGCGTATGCTTTAACACCTAAACAAGAAGAAGAAGCAGATTCACTATCTGATATAATAGCTGACCGAACAGGTATTGATGTAGAGCAAATTAGAAAAGAAGTACAAGAAGCTTATGCATCCGGTAACACAAAAGCATTAAGAACTAAATATCCTTTCTTACCTC